CCATTTCCCGCACGTCGTACTTGAGCGTCTGGTATCTGCGCTCCGAGTCCGCTCGCCCCGCGTCGTGCATGTAGGCGCGCTTTTCCAGCCGTTCGACTTCGCCTTTCAGCTTCTGGCGCAGCATGATGCGAGGATCTCCGGCCGCCTCAGACAGCGACGACATGATATCGGTGTCGTCCTCGTCAGATACCGAGTCTCCGTCGATGATTCGCGTTTCGGTGTTGGCTTTCAGAAACTGCTTGATGAACCGCTCTTTGATCGCCAGCACCTGCCAGCGCCGCCCGTCGACGCGGTCGGTGATGTAGCGGTACTCGAACAGCGTGTTCCACTGGTTGCCCTGCCGCTGTCCGCGCCCGTTTCTTTGCTCCAGATCGCCGGGCATCCACGGCGCATCAAGGTGATGCAGCGCGCGAAGATGCTTTTGCATGTTGACGCCGACACCCAACGTCTTGGTCATCCCGATAACCACGCGAATGGTTCCTGCGTTCATCGCATCGGACACTTCCTGCCGGCGCTTTCCGGATGTTCTGCCGTCGATGATGGCAATCTGTCCGCTTGGAATGCCGCCCTTGACCAGCTTTTCTACCAGTGCGTCAACAAGGTTGAATGTCGCCGCAGTGCCTTTGATTGGCTTCCTGTCAGGCGTCCGCATGGGATACCCATCGGCGCCTCGAACGCTTCTTTCGACGGTATCGACGTAGCCGCGCTCGACGAAAACAACCTGCGTTGCCAGCTTGTCCTCGTTGAAGTGGGTGAGGATGTTCTTGGCGGCCCGGTTGATTTTCAGATTGGGATGGTCTGGCGCCGACAGGTCGAACAGGCGGGGGTCGAGTCCAACGGCAGGCGCCTGGTTGTCGATCAGGATAGGGGCGTTGATGTGCCCCTCTGTCGACATCCTCTTTCGTTCGCGGGGCTGCGCGTTCTTGAATGCGGTTGCGCGAGCCTGCAGTATTTGCAGGTAATTGCGCTGCGCATCGGTCATTTCCGCAACGTCATTGATGATCTTCTTGTACGGCCGACCTACCGGATTCTCTGTCTTGCCGTTCAGCAGAAAATCCTTATCCTCGTCGGTCAGGTCTTCGCTGTTCAGCGTTTTCCCGCTATCGGTATGGCGAGGCTTGAATTCAGGCATGTCGTCTGCGAATACGATATCCGTATAGGCGCCGATCATGTTGCGCAGGTCCGCCGTGTTGATGAACATGGACAGCCGCGTTACCGCGTCATACTCCCCGGTCGATGTCAGTTCAACATCGGACTGGCTATCGGCGAAGGTGGCAAACCACGAGTCCCAATCATTGATGCCGTCGCGCCGCATCTGGCTGTCTGCAACGTATCGTTGCATGTTGTAGATTTCGGCCAGCGTGTTGGTAATCGGCGTGCCGGTGAAAAGGTGGACGCCTTTGCCGTTGTTCTGCTGCTTCACGTAGTCCGTCAGGAACCGGAGCGAGATGGACATGCCGCTGCTGCCCTTGTTCAGGCCCTTCATCTTCATCCGGGTGACAAGCGGAGGCTTCTTGAATTCGTGCGCTTCGTCGACGATTACCATGTCGACGCCAAGATCCTCGAACGAAACAGCATTTTCGCGCGACGACTGCGCCGCCATCTTGGCGATGCGCGCGAGGATCGCGTTGCGCGCCTTGACAAGCTCCTTGGCTGTCGGGCTGCGGACCCTCTTCATTGCCTCTTCGTCGCTCATCATGTCGACCGTGAGATTGCTGTTGTCCTCTTGTGCCGCCAGTACAGCCTCTTCCTCCAGCAGGGCAATTTCCTCAGCGGCGATCGCGTCAAGGCTTTCCTTCGTGAGGGCAAACCGCTCGATCAGCGAACGCGGGACGACGACGGCATCCCAATCGTCGTTGGCAATCTGGCGCATGGTCGTGCCGATTGTGCCCGGCGATAGGTTGTCGATGTAGAGCACCTTTGCTGCCGGATACATCTCCTGAAACTCTCGCGCAACCGCCGCGCTGTTGGCGTTGTGCGCAAAGATCAGCGGCTTCTTGGCAAGCCCGTAGCGGCGCGACTCAACCGCCAAGCCCGCCATGGTGTAGGTTTTCCCGGTGCCGACCTCGTGGGCGTAGATTCCCATCTGATTGACCAGCCCGCGCCATATCGCGTCCGTCTGGTGTGCGCGCAGGCTGAATTCATGCGTGCCGCGCTGCAGCGCCATGCCTTCCAGTCGCAGGAACGAGCCATCAAACCTTGGCGCCGCTATCGCCCGCATGATCTCGTTGTATTCCTTCTCAAGCACGGATCGCCGGTCAATGTCCGACCACACCCAACTTGAGAAATGCTCTCTGATGTTCCCGATCTTGGTGTTGGCCTCTTCGGTCAGGCCGGGGCTAACGACCACGTTTCCATCTGCATCGCGCACTCGGATGGTGACGGAAGTATTGTTCATCGCCGCACGAACGAGCTTTGAGAACGGATATGCCTGCATTCCCCATACGGCTGTGGCTTCCGGGCGATGGTTGAATCGCGGGTTTTCAAATTGCACCACCCATCGCCCCATCCGGTTTTCTACCTTGATGTCGTCTTTGTCTGCTCCAGAAACGCCGAGCAATTCCGAAACGAAATCTCTGTACTGCGATGCAGAAACCCACGGCGCCCCCAGCTTTGCCTCGATGCGGTAGTACGGTTCATCAGGCGGGATAACCTTTTTCAGCGCAGCAATGTTACCGGCCATGCTCTCGTCGCCGTCGTTCAGCGCCGCCTCGGCCTCGTGCAGCTTCCTGCGGACGTTTCCAGACAGGTAGACGTCCGATACCTCGTAATTACCAACCGGAGTTTTGAATATCGCGCCAGCGTCGACAAGCACCTTTGTCGCTTCCGATACCGTTACCTTGGCGTCTTTTGCCAAGGCTTCCATGTCCAGGCTCATCGACTTGTTGCGCGCAAGCACAAACGCATCTTCGATCGTTGGCTCAGACAGCGCCTTGGCCGCGCGCATGGTCGGTCGAGAGAGAATCATCGCCGGACGGTATCCGGTGGCGCCTTTGACCTCCAGCGCCGCAAGAGAAGGGAAGAACGGATCACGCACCTTCTTCAGAATATTCAGGCCGTCCGACTCGTTGATTGCGCCATGCGCCTGTACAAACGACGCGTAAAGCGCGTTCAGTTTCTTGCGGTTACTCTCTGCCGCAGCGCCGCCGGTACGCTCGCTGTCAATCAGGCTGGCGTAGGCTTTCCTCAGACCAATCAGCGCCCGTATCTGCGCCTCTCTGGCCGCTGTTTTCTTCGCATCCTTGATCCTATAGTCGTGCTCGTCGTGCAGCGGCCTCAAGTGCTCGCCATTGACGACGTAGAGGCCATTGTCCTGGCCAATCACGATGCTTTGTTGCCGGTCGTTGGTGTGGTTGCTGATGAACGACAGGTGGGCGCCTGTGATCGCCGGGGCGTAGGCGTCGGCAGGAATCTGCTCAGGGATCGCTTTTAGCCTGTCCATCAGGTCTGCCGGCCGATCAACGATCATGCCCGGCACGCCTCGCGTGGTGCCGTGCCCGTAGTTCGTCGTTCCGAGCACAAACTGCGGGTTGTCAGCGAAGTACGCATTGACCTTGACTGGCGTTCCTTGCGGCGTTTCCGTTTCCTTGGTTTTTAGCCAATTTTCCGTTGTGGCGTTCGGGTTGTCGTCTGCCCGCTTTCTGAACACCAGAATGTCGGTGACAACGCTGGTGCCAGCGTATTTCTCGAACGCGCCAGACGGCAGGCGGAAGGCCCCGATCAGATCGGCCTTTCTCGCCATTGCATAGCGGGCCGACTCGCCCGCCTTGTCCATTGTTCCGGAACTGGTGATGCCGACCACCAGCCCGCCGGCGCGAACCTGATCCAGCGCCTTAAGGAAGAAGTAATCGTGTAGCGTCGGGGACATGCGCATGTAGCGCCGATCCAGCGGCGCCTGTGCAGCGAACGGCCAGTTGCCGATCACCAGATCATAGAACCCGTCCGATGTCTTGCTGTCCTGGTAGGGCTTGATCTGGATGTTTGCGTCGGGGTACAGCATCTTCGCCATGCCGCCGGTCAGAGATTCCATCTCGATCCCGGTAAGCTGGCTGCGCTCCATCATGTCGCGCGGCATCATCCCGAAGAAGTTGCCGATCCCCATCGACGGTTCGAGAACGCGCCCGCCGGTGAATCCCATCTGCTTGACCATCTCCCACATGGTCTGCACGGTTGGCGGGTCGGTGTAGTGGGCATTGATGATGGACGCCTGCGCAGACTGCCAATCGTCTTTTCCAAGATGCTCACGCAGCCATGCGTCGGCCTCTTTCCATTCGGGCTTGGGCGCCGGGTTGGCCCACGATCCGTTGAACAGTTCCTGCCCAAACGAACCCCATCCGATGAACCTGGCAATCGTGTCGCGTTCTTCTGCGGTCGGCGCACGGCCTTCGGCGCTGACGTTCTGGAACGCTTCGATGGCGGCTTTGTTGCGGGCGAAGCGAACGCGCGGCGAGCCGCCGATCAGCGCTTCCGGGTCGGCTATGTGGTAGTTTCCGAGGCTTCTTGCGGGTACATCATCAGGAACTCCCTCTGCGCTTGCTCCAGGCTGTCCGGCCAGCGCATCCCCGCCGCCGAGTACGCCTCCTGCGCTTCCCACATCTTGGCTTGCATCAGGTCCGCGAACTTCACTGACAGGCCCATTGCCGCCAGGTCGTTCAGCATTTGCGGGTGATACGCTTTCCACGCCTTCAGGATTTGCTCCCGAAGGCTGATTGTCGGCGCTATTTCCTTGGCCTCCAGTTTGAGCGTTTCCGTCCTTACCCACTTCTGGAACGCCACCCTCTCCGCTAATGTTTTGAGTGCCGGCCTGTTCTTGAGCATTGGTTTCTCCTGCTGGTGATTCATCATAGTTCAGCTTGCCGGCTTTTACATCCCCCATGAAGCGGACGACATAGGGCTGCATGTTGCGGAGCACTTCGTTTCCGAACTTGCTCTGCACGTCGAGCATGAGCGCCTTCATTACGTCGCGCAGATCGTGCGCCGCATCCTTGAACTTGGACACCGCCGCCTTGAACAGCGGGAGCGCCTTGGCGTAGGTTTCTTCGTCGAATGATATGCCGGTCGACAGGCGCCCGCCAGACTTCGTTCCGAAGAGGGCGCCGATGGCATTGGTGATGTCTCCGAACCCGCCGGCCAGGTTATTGGCTGCGCTGGCTGCGGCTTCTCCTGCGGAGCGCACGTCGGATGGCTGATTGCTCTTGGCTAGGTTAGATTCTTTGTCCTTGACGCCAGCCGCGTATGCCGACCTAGCATCATTCGGGTGAATGTCTAGCCCAGGCATGGGCTTTCCTAGCCGGCCGGCGTTGTAGTAGCGGTCGAAAAAATCAACCATGTCGGACGAGTCTTTCCCGTCCTGCGGGTCGGTCGACAGGTTGGCCACTTCCGCTATTTTCTTGATTGCAGCCCATCCGGCCCGGCCATACCTAGATGCAGGATTGGCGCTTCGTGGCGCTCTTGGCGCGCGTGGCGCCCTTGGTGTTGCGACCGGGGCAGCCGCCGACTCCTGCGGCGCAATCTCGGCCATGATGTCGTCGAACATCGCGTTGAAGTCGTCTTCTGCTGGCGCTTTCGACTCCTCCTGCTTTGCCTTGTCGTCATCCGCAGACTTCGCCGCATCAAGCCGCTGCTGCTTCCGCTTCGCCAGCAGTTCAGCCTTCCGCTTTTCGAGGTCGGCTTTCCTGGTGGCGTCGGCTTCCGCCTCGGACACTTTTTTCTTTAGGTGATCGCCAACAATCCTGTCAAGCACTCCGTTTCCGACAGCCGAGTCGATCATCTCGATTGCTCGGTTTGCTGCAATGCTCCCTCGATAAACAAAGTCGGACAGCTTTTCTTGGTCGCTTCCAAGGATGTCGAGCGCAGCTACAATTTCAGCGTGAGTTTTGAACTGATCTTTCCACGCCCCGCGCTTTTCTGCGGTAGATGCTGCGTCTTTTTCGCTTTTCAGGAACGATGACAGGCCGCTCAATGCCGCAGAATCTTGCGCTGCGATTTCCGCCTCTGCGATGTTTTTAGGGAAGGGATTGTTTTTGTCACTCTTCCCTTTTCCAAGCGACCTTGCTTTCCTGGCGTCGTCGGCGGCTTGTGTCTCACCCGCGCTACTCAACGGCGCTTGTGGAGCGTCAAGGTCGGTTTCGTTGGCGGAAACCTGCTTACCACCTTCGATTACCACCTTCCTGCGCAGCACAAACCCATTATCCCCAGGAGAAACCTCAGTGGCCGGAACAGCCTTGTACGCATCGCTAATGCCAAGCTTTATTGCCTCGTTATTAGCTTCTTCAATAGTTTCGTATGGTCGACCGACAGACGATAGTTCGTTATTAGCTCCGTCTGCATCCGTTTTGACGTAAGTAACGTTCTTAAAACCTCTTAAGTAACCTTTAGGCAAATCGTTTGTCGGTGTTGGTCCATCCTTGACCAACATTTGGTCTTTCCAAGACTTCCCTGCAAGGCCGTATTCAGACCCAATGGCATTCTTTGCATCGTCTATATAATCTGCTTGCGTTGCATTTTCATCGTTATAAACAAATGTATCAAAACTTCCGAACGGAGTTTGTAGACGGACTCGGTGATGCGTCGGAGCAACTGGTGATGCCGGCTTCTTCCGCAGCACAAAGCCATCGGTCCCCGTAGAAACCTCGCTCGCAGGAACAACAGCGTGCGTATCGGTGACGCCATACTTTGCCGCCGCTCGCTTCGCTGCCGCTTCGGTGGCAAACGCCTTTCTGTCGTGGTCGGCGCCGATGATGTTCATTAGCGAGTTGTTCTTGTTGGCATCGTTCTGCGCCTTCTGCTTCTCTCCGGTCGGGTCTAGGTTATCGCGGTGGACAACATCTTTCCCGACCGTCGTTACCGGGCTTCCGTCCGATCGGTACGTGCGTAGCAATGTGCGATGGCCATCAAGATCGGATTGTCGAACACGAACCGAATCGCCGTAGACGGTGCGAATTTTGACGATTGGTTCCGAATTCTGCTGCTGAACTTGTAAGGAATCCTGAACAGTTGCCGGCCCGTTGTTCGCCGATGTTCCCGAAACTGATTTCGGCAACATGCCTGCGCGCCGCGCAATCTCTGTTTCCGCCAGCGCACGCACTTTCGGGCTTTTGTGCTTGGCTAAGGTGGCAAGCTGATCGTCGGTGCGGGTTGATAGGTCGATAGACTTCTTGGCTGGTGACTGTTCCGGGGAGGCTGGTGACTGACTGGTGACTGCCGGCTCCTTCGCCTTCACGTACTCGCCAAGCGACAGCGCAGCCGACTGCTGCTCGATCGGTGCGCCGCCAGTCGTGGGCTGTTGCGGGTATTGGAACGTAGGCGATTTGTTCGGCAATTCCGAACCACTCAGATCGCGATTGGGCGCTACTCCCTGACCGGCACCCGCAGCGGGTTGCGTTGATCGTCCCGGCGCTGCCGGCTTGGTGACTTCGGCTTTGTTGCCATTTTGCTGTCCTTGCGTGGTTGTTGGATCGCCCGCTGACTCTGCCTGTTGGTCGTTGGCGATAGGTGCGGCAGGAGTGACCGGGAGTGCCGGCGCAGGGGGCGTGATCTGTGGTGCGGCGATGGCCTGCTGCTGTTCAGGCGGTAGCGTTGCCGTTTGGTCTTGTGCCGGAGGTATAAGCGAAGCAGTCGCAAGTCCTTCCAGTCCGGATACGGCAGGCGCATTGGTAGCCGCCGGTGCTGTTGCCGAGTCCTGATCTGCAGCCGGCGCCACTTGTGCGGGCGCTGCCGCATCATTGCCCGCACTGACGGAAGTATTCGTCGTCCCCGTGGTTGTCGCCGCCGCAGCGGCAATGGCCTGTTCCTGGCGCTTCTGCTCGTTCGCGCCGGTAATCTCGCCCGTCGCCGCGGCACGAGTGATTGCGCCTGTCGCCGGGTTGTTCAGCGTTCCGACTGGATCGGCAACCGGGTCGATCGCTTCCGGAGGCACTGCCGTGGGCATTGCCGGGTACGGAACCGGCTGGGGAGTGCCGGTAGTCGGCTGTTGCGCCTGCGGACGATACGCCACCCCAGCCATGCCGCCACTCAACACGCCGCCACCGATGGACCCCATCGCGCCGCCGAGCAGCGTTTCGCCGATCGCCTGGCGCGTCGTCGGGTCTTGGTATCCGGCGACTTGCTCGATCGGATTCTGGACCAGTTCTTCAGCACCCTCGACAGCGGCGCCCTTGGCCAATCCCTTGCCGACTGCGCCGTAGATCGACTTCGCATCAGCGAACTGCTTGGCAATCGCCTCGATGCCGCCTTTCTTCGTTGCCGCCAGCGCCCAGGCTTGCGGCCCAAACTTGCCCTCGATCGCGCCGACAGTGCCGGCCCCGAGCATCGCGATTGCTTTGCTCTTGCCGTCCGCTTCGTTGTTTGGGTCGGCCTCGATTTGCTTCTCGCGAATACCGCCATAGGACGGCAGCGCAGCTGCGACGAACGGCCCGACGTTGGCGATTGCCTGCCCGGCAAGACCGACGATTGGCGCCGCCGGCCCGGTGAATGGCGCCGCCATCGTGATGCCAGTGCCGAGCGCCCTCGCGCCGAGCATTCCGCCGAGCGATGCGCCCGCATTTCCCACGGCTTCCTTGATCGCCGTCCACGGCTTGTCAGCGATGTCGCCAAGCGATTGGATCGCAGTCGGGTTGGCGTCGATGACTTCCTGGCCGTACTGGCTGATCGGATTGGCCGCGGTCACGCCAGGCAGGAAGTCGGTAGCCGCCTGGCCTACGCCTTTGATGGATGCGCCGATGGCTTGCTTGGCTGCGGCAACGAGTCCGCCGGTAGGCTTGGCTGGAATGAGGTCGTCAAACGCGCCAGGATTGGCAGACTGCGATGCTGGAATCAGATCGTCAAACGCGCCCATGTGTGCCTTTACAGTCCGTAGTCTTTGGGATTCATGCCCATGCTCTTGATGCGCGCGGCAACCGCTTCCTTGCTGGCTCCGGCGCTGATCGCGGCATCAACATCCGACTTGCTGAACGTCTTTGCTGCGGCAGGCGCGGCGCCAATGGTCTTGCCCGTCCGCTTGCTGTAGATCACGTCAGGCGTCTTTTCAACACCCATCGTCGCCGGATTGATCGTCGTGCCGCCGGCAGCGTGCGCGAACTCTTCGGGCTTGTCCTTGCCGGTGCGCAGTCTGATTTGCTCGGCAATGCGCTCTTGCTCATCGGTCGTGGTCGCCGCTTTGTGCGCCGCGTAGAGGTCGCGCAATTCGTTGGCGTTCTGCGCCGCCATCTTGCCGGTCTCGATCTGCTGCTGAACCACGGCCCGATCCAGCGGAGCGCGTTGTGCCGCCTGCGCCATGCCTTGTGTGGCAGCGATCGCCTGGACGGGGTTCATGCCCTGGCGAGTGGCCTGCATTTCGGCGAGCCGGATCTTGTCCGCCTCGTTGCGCGCGATGGCGTCCTTGTAGCGCTGCGTTTCTTCCCACCGCGCGCCGGTTGTGCCGTCCGCTGCGGTGTATTGGTTGGGCGACATGTTCGCGATGACTTGCGTTTGGCCGTTGGCGCGGGAGATCATGCCGGTCCCGTTCGCAACCTGCTGCTTGGTCACGTCGAAGCCGGGCTTCGTGAATGAGAGCGTGCCGGTGTCCGCGTTGAACTTGGCATCGCCTGCATTTCCGGTCGTCGCCGCAATGCGCGGGTCTGGGGCGCCGATGGCTTGCTGCACAGCAGATGGCCGACCTTCGTTGCTGTAACTGGCTTGTTTCGGAACGGCCGGCTGCGGCGCCTGCTTCGCGCCATCACCAAGCACAGCCGACGTCAACATGCTCGGCCCGTTCAGTTCGCGCAGATTGTCGGATATCGATTGACCGGCAGCAGCCCTGGCGCGCTCCTGCTCAAGCCCGCTGCTTTCGTTTCTGGTGTCGGTACCGGCCCACCAGGGCTGAATGGCTGGAGCCTTTCCATGATCGACAACCGACGCCACTCCTGCCGCCGGGCCGCCGCCGGTCTGCGTAAAACTGTTCCCGGAGCGAGAAACTCCAGGGGTCGACGATCCGACCACCGGAGCGACGGGCGCCACTGTCGGCAGATCGGGCGAAGGAGTCACCGCAGCAGCCATGCCGGACAGTGAAGCGTCCTGGTACGGGCTTCTACTCGCCTGCCCGGTGTACGGGTATTTGCCAGGGTCCGTCTTGGCATTGTCCGGCGCCCCCATCCGGCCGGCGTACTCGACCGGAGGAATGTCGCCTGACGCACCGTTTTGCCAAGAGCCAGTCACGCCACGCGAGGAAGGAAGCGGATTCACGCCAACCGGCGCCGGCCGCCCGGTTTTCTCCTCGTAAAGCTGCGCTGCAAGTTCTTTCGGCGTCGCTCCGTCCCGATACTCGCCGCCGTCCTCGATGCCCATATCCGGCGCCCGCCCGTCGTTGCTCTGCTGGATGATCGCCCCGATAGCCTGCACTGCCGCTGGATTTGCCGCGGTCTTGGCCGGCAGGATCACGGCTTTCTCACCGTCGCTCACCCGGATGTCGGCGCCAGCGACCTTGACGGGGATTTTGTCCTCTCGGGGGCCGCCCTTGCCGGAGAACTTGACCATGCCTCCATTGGCGAACTGCCGCGCCCGGCCTCGCCGGCTCTGGAACTCGGGCGCCGCCGGCATCTGCGGGGCTGATTGCTGCTGATCTGTCTGCGGGAGTGCCGCGCGTTGAGCTATCGTCGCCGCAAGACCGCCGGATGCGTGTGGATCGCCAGGACCGCCGGGGCGGTAGATTGCATTCGGGTTGATGCCCTGCGCGATCTGCTTTTCAGCCATCGTCAGCAGCGGGGCGGTGGCCGGCGCTACGGGCGCCGCAATCTGCTGCGCGTCCTGCCGCTGCGCCTGCTCGGGCGTAAGTCCGTCCCGGCGCGTGCCGTCGCTCCACAGGAAGCCGGTTTGCTTGGGGCCGGCAATGCCATAGTCCAATCCGCCGATCTGATTCTGAACCGGCGCCGTCATCGGCGAGTTGCCGATTGCGCCCGCTCCAAACGTCGGCAGCGGCGCGCGCGTCCCTGACGTGTCCTGCAGCGAGATTGGTTTGTCGATCCCGGCAATGCCGCCAGCAGCCATGCCGGGGCGCTTGTCGTAGTCCATCACGCGCTTCAGGTCGTCGTTGCGCTGCTTAATCTTGCCTGGCAGTGATGCAAGCCCGCGCTGCTCGGGCGTCGGTTGCGCGACTGGCTTCGGCGGCTCTGGCGTCGGCGCCGGCCCGGTGCCGTACTTCGCGGCCGACTGCTTCAGCAATTCCTCGACCGGATCGACCTTTCCGCCGTCAGCAAACTTCGGCAAGGCAATGAGCTGTTCCTGCATCGACTTGGGTTGCTTGGCCGCTACTCGTTTGTTCTTGCCCATTTTTCGCCCGCCTTCTATTGCGATTTTACAACACTGTGTTGCTTGATTGCTACGTCGCATTGACTGATACGGTTGCCGATGATCCGGCGCGCAGGTTGTTGAGCATCGAGACAAGCTGGTGCCCGATGATTTGCGCCTGCGCCAGAAATGCCTTCAGGTAGTTCTCGGTTTCCTGGAGGTCTTTCATTTGGTTCAACTTGTCGGCCTCGAACGTCAGTGTTTCGTCGGCCTGCACGGCGCGCAGCGCCAATTCCGCGGCGTTCGTGCGCCCGGCGTATGCCTGGTACGCCGCCTGCAGTTTCGCAACTTCAGCGCCGTGCGCCGCCTGCGTGCTCGCCAATCCGTTTTGCCATCCCTGCGCCACGATGCCGCTGATGTACTGGACCGCCGCCGCGAGCGCCGACTGCCGCGCAGAAAACGCCATCTGGACCGCCTGTAGCGCGGTCTGGTGCGAAAGCTCGAAGTCCTTGACGGCAATGGCTCTGCTCGCCGCTGCGATGGCGTCAAGCGCTTGCTGCTGAATGTCGCGCGTCATCCCGGACGCTTGCCCGGGCGGGAACCGATGCCGCTTTGCCGACATGCCGGCGAGCAGGTTGGCAGTGGCCCGGCTGGCTTCGTTCAGCGCGCTTGCTCGAGCATCTTCCAGGATCGCCGCCTTGATTGCAGCCGGAACGATCCCGCTCGTCGTGTTGCTGATCGCCGCCAGCAGGTATGCCTCTGCTGCCGCGTAGGTCGCCGCCTGGTTCGGGAACCACGTGCCCATGAACGAGGCGAATTTGCTCGCCTGGTCGCTGATGATCGCCGCCGCCTGCGTTGCGAAGTTGCCGAACACTAGCGCCGTCGAGGTGTCGCTGATCGTCATCGACGGTTCAGTCGGCGCCGTGACCGTGATAGCTCCGGCCGTGACATCAGCGGCAGCGTGCGCCACGAGGAATCCGGTCGTCGCGTTGGTCAAATCGTCCATCGCGCTGGTGAATGCGGCGTCCTTGACTTCGGCCAGCGCCACGCACTTGTTCACGAGGTCGGCCGACAGCTTGATCACATACGCCGATGCCGGGGTGAAGAGGCCGGAGCCATCGACGGATACGACGGGAATGTCGCCAATCGGCGAGTCAACAAAGTCGGTCATGGTTATGCTCGGTGAAGTGAAACGGTCGAAACGGATGCGAAGTCGCTGCCCAAGACGTCAGTCCATGCGCCGGCCGTGCCGTTCTTGATGGCCACGCGAATGGCGTTCGAGAAAAGCGACTCCATCATCGCCGTGTAGCGCGCGGTGTAGGTTACGGGGTAGCGCGTGCCGTCCTCGGCCACGCCAAGCTCTGTGCTGAACACGAAGCAGTACAACATCTCCAGCAAATTGCACGGCACGAAATAGACCGCCTGCCCGTTGTCGTTGTCCTCGTTGCACGTGCCGAATCCGTCGTAGCTGCGCAGGTACAGCAAGAAGTTGAAGCCGTGAAACGGTGTCGCGCCGTTCGACTCTTCGGCCAGGGTGACGTAGTGCGCGCCTTTGAACGATCCCTGCTCCTGGTACAGCGGCGCGAAAATGGCGCGAATCTGCGGTGATGGGATGGCGTACTTGCCGGTCGTTCCGATCTCACGCTCTGGCAGCATGAAAGCCGGCGAACCGTAGTTGTAATCGAACTCGCCGAGCACTTGCGTGTTGTCGCTGTGCCGGGTCTTGACGCGCAGCAGGACGGTCAGCGTTGCGAGTGCGTCAGCGCCGGTAAATGTGGATTCGATGGTGATGTAGACGCCATTCTTTTCGTCGTGGAGCAGGTAGTCTTTGGTGGTCCATGTCAGGGCGCTAGTGTCCGTAGGAGATGATGACACGGTTGCGTTGTACCAGGGATTGCTGTTTATAAAAGCCCGATCTTCCTGTATGTAGCACATCCTGCCCGCAAGAAGGTTCAGTCTTGCGTTAATCTTGTCATTTATTTCTGTTATGGCGGACGGGTCTTGGTCATGCCCTGTCGGGTTCTTGTAGTTCCCTACGGATTGGTCAAACCCAACGGCCTGCACACCTAGCAGACCAAACGTAAAATCGGCCCCGAGTATGTGGTACGGATTGGCAAACAGGTAGTCATACCTGGATGTGTTTGGCGTAACTACTAGAACATCGCCGTCGGTTTTCGCCCTCGAAAAGCTAACGTCGACCAATCGTTCTGCGCCCATGTCAATATAAGCAACCCCCGACTGCTCTTCCCAATCTTTATACAGCGGCGATGAGATTAGATGGGAGTGGTACTCATTGTAGAAGTTCTTCTTTCCGTGAGAGCCGCCAGGTACGGCGTCCCCTTCATACCAGTAGATAGAGCCGATGGTTCCAAATAGAACACCGCCCTCGTTTATTACGGCATCTGGGGCGATAGAAATTGTCTGAATCTTTATGTAATTCTGATCGTATCCATGCGTCCAGGTTTTTGAATTTTCTGCGTGGTACGTCAGCGGCACTCCTGCAGCCACTACCGCATAGTCTTGCGACCCGGATTTTGTCTCGCCCGTTCGGTTAACGTAGACATCCCCTTCGAGAGATTTGCTTACCGATCCAGACCACGGCCACGCTACTCTTGGCGTTACCGCGTTAGGGTAAGCAGCAGGAATCATGACTGTCCCTGAACTCATCAGCATGACCGGCGTTAATGGGTATGTGATGTTGTTCCATCCGTCCTCTGCGAATGGCGTGGTAGTCGCCAGTGCCGGCGGAGTCATCGCCACATTCGCCCCGAGCGAGGTTTTCACCAAGTACGCGCTCGTCAGCGTCATCGCCACCGATGCGCCCCTGAAATACCATTCCTCCTCCCCATCCCACCCGTCGATGCCGTGGTAAAGCTGCCCGAGCCAGGCGGTGTGCGTGGAACGGTCGATGCGCTGGCCAATGGTCAGGCAGCGGTTCTCGGTGCGAGGCCCGGTCGGAGTGAGCGTTTCGACCGCCCCGCCGCCGCCCCAGGACTTGACCGAGTACCGGCCCACGGCGAATACGCGCTTCTCGGTATCGTTGCGCTCGGCGTTGCCGTACTGGTCGCTCGCATCCACACGGTTGATGACGTAGGGAATCGCCGGGAATCCGTGGTCGGCCGCGATCCGCAGCGACGGCATGGCTTTCGAGTTGATTTTGATCGTTGTGCCGTCGAACAGAACCACGTCGTACCAATCGGTATCGTCAGCCGGAGCGACGTTCCAAGTGGTGCCGAAGTCCAGCACGGCATAGCTGTTGCTGGCCGGCGTGTAGGGCGATTGCAGCGCGGTCATGGTGTATGGGTTGAACAGTACGGCGCGACCGCCGGGAACCTTTGCCACGAAGCCGCGCAGTGGCGCGGCCCGAGTCGTTGCCGATCGAGCGCCGGCCGTTGTCTCGAATACCGGATAGCCCAGGCGCGTGCGCAGCGTTGTGATTGATCCGTCCGGGTTCTCTTCTTCGACCGTCCGGATGCCACCATGCCCGCCAGCCTGCGCCGACATGACGCGCTGCTGCGCGCCGCCAACGTCATCGCCGGTCGGTAGCGCGAATGTGTCATCTGGCCACATGCGGCGCCTTCCAAAAAAGACGCTCGACTAGCGTGCGCAATTCCCATCCTGACGCGCACACATGCGAGGCGAGCAGGTCGGCGATGTGCTCGCGGCCCCACTCAAAAACGGCGTATCGATCCGGGTGCCCTTCGCCCGGCGCGTACCTGACAGTCAGCCACACGCCACGGCTCGCGCCGATGACCAGCACCTCGTCTGCCGATTGCTCGAACAGCACGGTGCCGGCCGGCGCCACACCAAGCAGCGGCTTGAGCGACTCAATCAGAGACGACATTCAAGTCGATCTCCGTGAAGTCGCCATTGTCCGCGCCAATCTCGGTTCAGCACTCGTCGCACACCGCATAGTGCAGCGTGATCGTTCCGCGGCCTTCGACGGCGATTGATTCTGTCGATTGAATCGCGCCTTGCGATCCGCACAGAGAGCAGCAGCATTCAGGCATTTGAATCTCCTTTCTTGTCTGGAATTGCGGCAGCAAGCAGTCCGGTCAGCAGCACAGCCCGCCGGTTACGATCGCCTCCCATTGGTCGGGCGACAGATGCGCGCCAAGCGATGTAGCGATCAGCACGATGTCGCGCCAGGTCGATGGTTCTTGCAGCCTTGCCAGCAGGTAGGCTTTCATTTGATGTGATCCTTGGCCCACAGCCAGAGTTGCCAGCCGGCAGCGGCAAAGGCTGCTATGCCGCCAAAGACCATGCCGAGCACCTTCCGCGCCTTCCAAACGTCCGCCAGTTCACGCAAAGCATCTGACAAGGCCTTTTCTTCCGCCACGTGCGCCGCCAGCGCTACTCCATTTGCGTGGATCATGTCTCGAAGATCGGCCAGTACCCTGTCCTGCGCGGTGAAGCGGTCGCACAGCCGGTCAATCTCGGTCAGTCTTCGCCTGTCCATCTCGTGGTCGTGCTCTTCGCTCATGCAATTCTTCCTGATTCGTTGATTAAAACTTGTACCGACGACACTTCCATCGTGCCGCCGCCTTCGTTCCGAATGACCGTCGAAAACCACGGCTGGCGCGCGTTCATCAGGCCCTTCATTCCGTCGTGCCGGATGACCGCCGGCGTTTCGCTGTACGTGCGCGCCGGATAGCTGTAAATCGTGCCGTACGGCAAGGCAATGTCGATCACCAGCGGCTCCGATGACTTGCCGGAGAGGTAAGCGCACTCGGGCGACTTGATATTGGGGGTTCCGTAGCCGACGAGGCCAGCATCGAGAACCGATTGAATATCGACCCCGGCGTCATCCGCTCCTTCGAGCAGGCTGAGTCCGACTGAATCAAGGCCGTACTCGTCGCCATCGAAGGTGGCGTAGCTGTTGAAATACCAGTTGGCGTAGCGCGAGGTCGCGCCGTTGGCTAGGTTCATGCAAACGCAAGTCGCGTCGTCGTCGTATCGGATGCGCGCTGCAGTGAAGTCTGGCGCCACCTGCTTGGTGTAGCTGGCCGTGCCGTCGAGGCTGACAACCACGTGTGTCATTCCGTCGCGCTCACGCACCCAGGCCGCGCCACTGGCCGCTACCGGGGCGATGAATCCCTTGTCGCGCTGCGGAAGCGTGACCGAACCATCGGAGGCACCGAGCACTAACCCCTCATCCGAGTACCAACCGACTACCGGAGCAGTTGAGGAGGGGTGATCGAACGCCGTCCCGCTTACTGCGCCAAACGCGAGTTTTTCGACAGGATCGGCGCTTGCGATGTCGGCGCCGGCATAGAACCACGTGCGATCGGCTGCAACAAATACACCTGACTCGACGCTCGCCAGGATTGAGCCGGCGGCGCCCAGGGTGATGTAACCGGCTTCGGGGTCGTAGAGCCCATAGTCGTATGGGTCCGAGTAGTAGAGGAATTCGCCGGAGAGCGACAGCAGCCTGCCGCCGTGGAAGCAGATGGCGGTTCCGGACGGCAGCGGGCGCAGGATGGCGCGCCGGCCAAGTTCTCGCCCGGTCGGCGCCGCAGTGATCGTGACGCTTGCCGTTGCCGCTGCGACGGTGTTGTAATGCTGCAACACTTTTCCGTCTGCTGTGGTGCAATAAACACAGAACACGTCGGTGCCGGCAGCGGCCGCGGGCAGCGTGACCACAATCGACCCTGCGCTGGCGTGCGTGTAGCTGAAAATCTCGGACGCGTGCGACTCTTCTCCGTCCGTCGTCGCGTGCGTGATGGCGATGCGGTACTCGCCTGGCGGCAGCGTGCCGACTCCGGCGTAGACGGTTGTGATGTCGGCCGGCGCCGGCACGGTCCAATGATGGTCGCTGTTGTCCGCGTTGCAGCGCCCCGACTGCACGCCGTTGCTCCACCATATTTCCCCGCCGCGCTCCGCGTAGCTGACGGGCGCCAGGTCCAGCCCGGTGCGCAGCGTCGTGACCGTGAGCGAATCCATTGCGGTGATGACGCCCAGGCTTGTGCCGATGCCGATCAGCGTCTTGCCGCCGATGGTGCGCAGGCTGTGCCCGTTGTCGATCGCCACCGTTTGACCGTAGCCGGTGCGCCCGATGATGTTTCCCTCGTCGGTGAAATCGACGTTGAGCGCATCGAGCGCGGCGCCTTTCGGCAGGACGTATCCGCGCGAACTGTTGTTGATTCCGGCAGGCCAGGGGCCAAGTGTTGCGGTGCGCTGTTTAGCCAATGATGACCACCGATCCAATGGGTTTGATTTTCGTCTTGACGCTCATGCGGACCATTGCCGGTCTGGACGACGCAACTGCCACGCACGCCCCGACAGGCTGAACCCTTCCGCGCACCGATGCGCGAAACGTCCGAGACCAGAGAATTGAACCGACTGGCTGAATGAGTCCGATAACCGTGAGCACGGCGCCGACGACTGCCGATACCGAGCCGACTGGCTGGATGATCCCGGCCGCGCTCGCAACGAACGTGTAGCCAGTGGCAAGCGCCGCGCCAATGGGCTGAATGACGCCAACGACAGCGGCCGTTGCGACCGGATCGGCGTGAACGTGCCCGACCGGTTTGATTGCTCCAGCGACCGCCGCGGCAGTGCCCGCTGCAGCAGAAACCGATCCGACCGGAAAGATTGATCCGGCGACCGCGCAGCGCGCCGTGTACCAGCCTTCGATCGCCCCAACAGGCTGGATGACACCGACAACGGATACGAGATTGGTGTAGGCCGAAACCGTGCCGACCGGCTGGATTGATCCGGCGACGACGAAATTGTTGCTGTACGCCTCGACCGATCCGTCCGGCTGAATGACGCCAGTGACCCGCGCAAGCGCAGCAGGCGGCGTGATGAAGTCGACTTGATCCCACTGCGGGCCGGTGACGACAACTCCGGTGCCGGTGAAGTCGACCGCATTCCAGGCGGGAGGCGAGTAAGACACACGATCACGGGAAGGTAATGGTTGCCGACGAGTAAGCGACCGGCGCGGCTGCGACAACGGTAGTGCTCACCATTTCGATGAACTTCCCGCTGCCGACTGCGCCGACATCACAATCGAATACCGCAGTCCCGTCGCTCATGCACCACCGCGCCCAGGTCGCGGTGCGCGATGACGGGCTTGTGAATGACTGCGCGGTGACGGTCGGGATGCTGGCAAACGTGAGTGTTCCTGTCGGCGTTTCCGTGGCGCAGGTCGTCGTGTTGCTCGACACGCTCTCTGCAAGAAGCGTCTGCGTCGTGATTCCGGTCTCCGGAGTGGCCGGGCGAGTTCCGTCGTACAGGCGAATCTTCATCGCCCCGGCGCCTCCATCGAGCTTTGCCTGCAGCGGCAGAAGCATGTCGCCTGAAACATCCCGGCTAAATCGCACGTCTTGAGTCATCTTTCTTCCTATCCTCCGGGGATTACCCGGTCGTAAATGATCTGGTTTTCGC